CTTCCAGCATAATATTCTTGGCTATTTCTATTGCCTCTTCTTGATTTAAGGCAGAGACATAGATACCGCCATCATAACTAACCCTTACTTCGTAGTCTTTATAATCGCTCACTTGCTGTTCTCCAATTCTTTTTGTCTCTCCAACATCATATCCATATTGCAATCGTCGCATAATGGTTTGCTGTTGTATTGGTTATACCAGTCAGGATTTACTATTTCCCAACCACAAAATTGACATATCTCTTTAGTCATTTGTTTTCTCCTGTCAGTTCTACTAACCGTTCGGCTAGTAGTGTAAGGCTTTGAAATAAATCCAAGCCCTCAATCTCCTGTTCTATGTCCATTGTTATTCTCCTGTCTTAATACATAAATTGGTTGAGTTGGTTTTTTCTTTTCAACCCAGCCCTTTTCTTTAGTCCACATAAGGCGTGGCTCTATATCTTTAGGCTCAACTTCTACCCAGACCAGTTTCATTTTATTCTTTCCATCTTTCTTTGCCATTTCATTTCATCATACCAGCAATTACCACAGATTGAAATAATTTTCCTTCCAATCTTGTGTGCTAAGTATGCACCATCACACCCACATAAATTGCAATTCATTTCATGCCCTCTGTCCACACAATTCTTCTATGGTCTAAGCGAATAGTAGAACCAGTACCATACAAGTCCATTAAAAGACTTGCGCCGTCGGTATCTCTTACACTTGCCACATAGTTATTGTTTGCGTCATACACTTTCCATTTAGGACTTGCTCCCATTTTGTTTTCTCCTTTGTGTCTTAAGTAGTTATTTGATATTGTAGGTTAGTTCGTCTAGGTACCACTCGAAGGACATACCTTCGTGTTCATCTTCATTCCAGTTTACAACCCAATCAGGTGTCTTGCTTGGCTCTCGCCAGAAGATTTCATACCCATTGAATTCGTCCCAGAATAAAGTTAAAGAGTATTCATTGCCGTCATAGTTAAAGTATATGTATCTTTTCCAAGACATATTCTCTGTGCTCACGCCAGTGATTACTATTTCTTTTTGCTTGTTGTCTATCATTTGTTTTCTCCTGTCTTAAGTCGCTAGTTATTCAACTAACATATCGGATAGGTGATAAGAGATAAACTCTTTGTAAGGCTTAGGTTCCCCGTCAACTATTACAATTTGATTATCTATATCAATGATGGTGTGTTCATAACTTTCTTCTCCACCAACTGAGCCAGCATAAAGGCCGTAGCCAGTTTCACTGTCCCAAGAATTACCAATTAACTGGCTCACCATAATTCTAGTGGCGTATCCAGCGTCGTCCCATCTTGCACCTGCTTTAGCAATTGCATAGGCTAGGTCTTTCATCTTACTATCTCCACCCCAGTGGGAATAAAGAGTTATGAAATTATCCCCTTGCTTAAAGTGAAAGTTTGTTCTTGCTCCCATATTTTTCTCCTGTCTTAAGTAGTAATTACCCGTAAGTTAATTCGCCGAAGATTGCATACTGCACAATCATATCGCCGAAACAAGCGTCGTAATCTTCCGTGTCTAATTGATAACCACCGCAATGGGTTTGTCCTGCTTTAATTGCCAGTTCATAACCACGGCGTAGGTCTTCAATCTCGACGACGTAGGATTTCTCTCCTATGCTGTCATAAACTCTGACCGCTTGAGGGTTTGGCGTAATCTTGCCATCAACTCTTTTCCATAGGTCTATGCCTTGGTAGTTTGGTTTGCGTAATTTTCTGCACCAGTAATACATACCAGCACCATCACAACCCCATACCGCTTCCCATAATTCGTTAACTGTAAACGATTTGCTTACTGTTAGCGTTGCGTTTGTTTCCATTTTTCTCCTGTCCTTGCTGTTAGTAGAACAATAGCATAACTGTGTACTGTGTCAAGCCAACTCGTTTGTGTTGTTTGCCTCACGTCTTAAGACGTACAACCTCCACACTTACTAATTGGGTATAAACAATCACCGCACAAAACTATACTCATCTCTTCGTTTTCTTCGTCGTGTTGGTATCCACACTCATCACACACAATTTCTTTCTGTCTTAAGACATCATTCATTTGCCACCTCCTAAGTAGCACTTATCCATACTTCCCCAGCAGTATCCATCTCCTACCCAATTTAAATGGGTGGCGACGTAATAAATTCCTATCAGTAATGCGCCCCAGAATACAAGGCGCACCACCTTTCTAGTCTGATAATACTTTTTAGATTTCATTTTATTTCTCCTGTCTTAAGTCTTAAAATGTCCCGTGCTTTTGCCAAATCATTATCCCAATTAAGAGTTAAACTATGATTTAGCCACCCGATTAGTTCTTGCAGGCTCATTCTTTCCCCGTTTCTTTATCGCAAGGACACCAAGCACCCAAGTTTAATTTGCCACATTTAGGGCAATTCCAAAATTTGTTTTTGAGTGGGTCGATTTCGCTCATCTTATCTGCTCCAGCCTGTTAACAATTGTTCCGTTATGCAATTGGAGCAAACTTTTATTTCTTGCCCATTCTTTACCACATCAAAAAGATATTTCTTTTCGTTGCATTCTTGACACTTGCTTTTACGTCTTAAGACGTTAGACATTTAACTCCTCCTTTGTAAAGTTTTCTTGAATTGTTTCGCCCCACTTTTTGAAACGTTTGTACTCTGAAGGCTTGACGTAAATGGTAGGACTCTCTCCGTCGTCGTAGCCATCAATGGCACCACGTCCAAGGTAGCCCTCTTCAATCCAGCCTATAACCTGACCGCCTGCGGTTAGTCTTAACCAACCCCGTCTTGGGTTTCCGCTTGTGTCGTTCGTTGTTGCTATTTTTACTAGCATTTTTTTCTCCTGTCTTTCTGTCTTAAGTCGGGGAGAATTTCTCCCTAACCCGTGCCCCGCTAGGTCGTGAACCTTCGCCCTCTGGTTAAGGGTGAGGGGCTGTCTTGTTAATCTTCTTGTATTTCTGTCCACATTTCTGGGGCTTGTGCGCCAATATCTGCGTCAATTAAACCCCATTCAATTAAAACGCTTACCGCATTGTCAAAATCTTTAAAACTTTGCATATTGTCTGCCAAGTCAAGAATTAGGCGGTGGCTCTGCTCTTCTGGATTGTAGGACATTTTTTTCTCCTGTCTTAAGTAGGAAAGAATTTCTCTCCTACCTTGTGCCCGTCTGAAGATTTGCACTCCAGATTTTTCCACCTTGGCGGGCTATTGTCAACTAGGCAGGAGGACTATTCGTCCCCCTCTCCTCCCTCGTCTTCTAGTTTGAATTCGCTCTCGCAATTCTGGCAAACTGGGCGGGTCAAATTGTATGTCTTAAGACTTAAGCGAATTTTCTCTCCGCAATCGCAGATTGCCACCTTATTATTCTTGTTTCTGCCTTTTGGCTTTTCGCTATCATTTACGGCCACCAACTTTAAAGCCTCTGAAATTAAATCGTAGGCCTTTTGCCATCTGGCGACGCAACTAGCAGGCACTTTCGTGGTGCTCCAGCCAATTCTTTTGGCCTGCTCAATTTCTAGGCCAAGACTTTCAGCGGTGGCTTTGAAAGTTTTGTTGTGATAGCCCTCTTGGCTGACGCCGTTTCTTCCTGCTTTTAAATCCAAGGAATGAGCGGTTTCGTGCAATAGGGTGCCCAGAATGGCCTCTGCTCCCCTATCGAAAGAGGAGGCAGAAATGAAAATTTCGTGGAATTTTTCTCCGTCTTTTTCATTGGTGCCCCAAGGTGTCCAAGGTGTGAAATGTCCGTGGACTTTTGCGCTTCTGCCAATTGAAATTACCGCCCTTGGGGCGTCGGTTTCTTTTTGGATTATTGCGTGTGCTTCTTCAAGGGCTTTAACAATAACTGAAAGGTTTTCAGTTTTTGGGGCTTGGAAAATATCTCCAGCGGTTTTTACTTTTGTTGCGGTTTTTGTTGCGGTTTTCATTTTCTTATTCTCCCGTCTTAAGCGGAAATCTTCCGCCTAATAAGTGAAGAATATCAAACAACTGGTCAATTGTGTAATTGTGCAGGTAAATTCTAGGTGAATTCTACCTGAGAGAAACCTGAGAAATGACCCCCGCAAATTCTGGAGGGGGAGATAGTCCACCCTTAAATCAATCCAAGGAATTTATTTTTAAGCCCTTGGAAAAAAGATTTATAAGTCTTAAGACATAAAAAGATAACCCTAAACCTCTAGTAAAGGGTTAGACTTTCCTAAGTCCGTCAGGACGACCATTTGACCCTAGGGTTATTTAATTTGCTTAGTATTATATATATATACTACCATCAAATTTTTCTGTTATATTCGCCCTAATATATGGATAATTCGGACATTATATAAAATATTTATAATAATCTGTTCGGTTTTAAGAAAAAAACAGGTTATCTATATATGTAAAGATAAATTATTATCTTTAACGGAGTTGCCTCCGTTTGGACTACGGCAACTCCTTAATATATATAATTATAATATAATATATAGCAGAGGTCTACCGTTTTTAGGGACCGTTATTATACCGATTTATAAGGGACACAGAGGGCAACTTAAATGGGCAGAAAACCAGGGGTGCAAAGCATCCCAAAGGGCGAGGCTCAGAAGAAAGTTCTAGCCAACAGGCTGACAAGGCCCGACTAGCAGGTAAAGGGGTCAAGGCTGACCTGAAGGAACTCAAGGATATATCCTATGAGGATTTCTGTACCCAGTTCCTAGAGACTAAGATTTTTCCTCACCAGCGAAACTGGATTGAGTTGATAGATGGCAAGGACCCTTCTTGGATTCACCCATCAATGATTTACGACAAAGCCTCAGACAAGCGCATCCTAATCAATGTGCCACCTGAGCACGCCAAGTCTACAACCATCACAGCCAACTATGTAACTTGGAAGATTGTGACCAACCCTAACTCACGAGTTATCATAGTTTCTAAGACTCAGGGTATGGCTCGAAAATTCTTGGGACAAATTAAGGGACGCTTAACCCACCCAGACTTTACCAAACTGCATACCGCATTTGGTCCTAATGGTGGATACAAGTCTGACTCTACACAATGGTCAGCAGATATGATTTATCTAGGTACAGGTCGAGACTCTGGTGAGAAGGACCCTACGGTGCAAGCCTTAGGTATTGGCTCCCAGATTTACGGTGCTCGTGCTGACTTGATTATCCTAGATGACGTTGTGATGAACTCAAATGCCCACGAATGGGAGAAGCAAATTGAATGGCTTCAAAAAGAAGTCATCACTCGTTTGGGTCGACACGGCAAACTACTTATAGTAGGAACCCGTGTTGCCCCAATAGATTTATATAAAATGCTGCGGGACGGTTCGCAATGGACTGGTGGTAAATCTCCATTTACCTACTTTGCTTGTCCTGCGGTTTTAGAGTTTGATGAGAAACCTGAAAACTGGAAAACCCTATGGGCAAAGACCGACAGACCAGAGGGCGAAACAGATGAACCAGATGAAGACGGATTATATGCAAAGTGGGATGGACCTGCGTTATTCACAAGACGCTCAGAGGTTACCCCGTCCGTTTGGGCAATGGTTTACCAACAAGAAGATGTTATCGAAAATTCAATTTTTTCGCCGACCTGCATCGCAGGCTCCGTCAACGGAATGCGAAAACGAGGACCTCTCAAGCCTGGAGTACCAGGACATCCGAAGCATCTTGAATCTGCATATACAGTTATTGGCCTCGACCCAGCGATGGCAGGAGCCACGGGAGCGGTAGTAATTACCTACAATCGTTCTGACGGAAAAATTTATATTTTAGATTGTGTCAATATGACAGATACAACCCCTCAGCGAATTAGAGATTTGATTGAAGAGTGGGTTATCAAATACAAACCCCAAGAAATTAGAATTGAAATCAACGCCCACCAGAAGGCTTACGCCTTGGATGATGATTTAAGAAACTGGCTAGCCCAATACGGTTGCCAACTTAACTCACACTTTACTGGTAAGAACAAATGGGATACAGGATTTGGTGTGGCCTCTATGGCCTCGCTATTTGGGACAACAAGAGATTCTCGTTTCCAAGATAACAACTTAATTGAACTACCTTCCAATGAAGGTTCTGAAGGTCTTAAGACGCTAGTTCAACAGTTGATAACTTGGAAGCCTGATACTAGAAACCCAACAGATACTGTAATGGCTCTATGGTTTGCCATCATTAAAGTAAGAGAGTTAATGCAACAAACCTCAGGTGCATCTAAGTTTGCTAATAACCGTTGGGCGACTAAAGCACAAAAACAACAAAGACATTCAATTGATTTAAACGAGGCCTTTGCAGAGCAATGGGCCGAAACATACACATAGGAGAAACAAATGGCACTTCCAATGATTGCAGCAGGTATTGCTGCCAGAGCAGTAGCAAAGAAACTTGCATCAAGAGCAGCGGGTGGCATTACTGGTGTTGGTGGTAAAAGCGTAAATCCAATTTACAACACTCCTTCTTTAGCAAAAATTCAAGCAAAGGGCGTTGCAAAACTTGGTGGCGCTGGTGTAGCAACTGGTGCGTTTACACAAGTTCCAGCGGTAAAAGAAAGTATTAAGCGTCAAGTAGAAGAAGCAAATAAAAACAAACGCAAATAATCGTTAGGAAACAAATGGCTTTAGATATTAGACAA